GAAACCAATCGTCCCTTCTTGAGATACGTGCCAGCAAAGTCGGCAGATTGACCAAAGGCAGATGCTTCAAAGAAGTCTGTTTCTTTCTCTCGTCCCTTCCGATCAACTGCAATACGCAGTCCTGCAACAGTCTTACCTGCATTCGTAGTGCGAATCTCAGGGTCAGCACATAACCTTCCGATTAATACAACTCTATTAAGCATCCGTAGTTCCTCTATTCGTCAAACGTAGTCATTTCGCTGAGTGGGCGATATGGCTTCTTTGGGGCAAGGTACTGAATAACAGTCTCTGCCAATTCAAGCATTACCCGGTTGGGTACACATACACCGTCATTGCGCTGGGAATAAAGGTAGTTCCAAGCCTGTAGCGGTGTTCCAACGTATGGGTCAGTATCGTCAATAGTAATGTGATACTGGATACCGTCACTGTAAGACAGTTTGATATCCACATTACAATCACGACTCTTAGTGATAATCGTTGTCATTTTTTCTTTTCAAGTTCCTTGATTCGTTCTTGCAACTTGTTCATCTTGACGTTCATCAAGTCGAAATATGTTGTCACAGCGTTCAGCTGCTCAATTAGTTGAACCATCATCTCCATTGTGAAGACAATAGGTTCTTTGTCCGTGTTTTTTGTTTCCATAACAACTCCTGTCCCTGTAAGTATACCGGCGTTTTACTGACTTAGGTAGTACTTTTCAAAGGATTTTGTTGTAACTGGCAGAACTTCCCTGAGAACATTCCAGCAATCTGTTGCGATTTCTCTGTGTTCTTCCTGCGTATGCTCATCCATACGCACACGGCAGTAATGTAGCCAGTCTCGTACAGTGCCTTTCATGTACAAGCGTGTACCCATACAGAGTGGAAGCACCATACGGGCTGATTCTAGGGCTACACCACTCTCTACAAGTTGGTTGTATGTCCTGATCGAGTGCAATATAGCCGATAGTGCTGTATTGTCAGCGTTCAACTGGTCTTCTTTGTCAGCAAAGGGGATGCTTCCTTGCCTATTGGTTGAGCCTTTCTTACGCATTGTTGGTAAGTCCATCTCAATCTTAGATGGGTCTGCATACCGCTGGCTGAATTCTTGGAAGTTGAAGCTGCGATGTCTGAGAATCTGAGCTGCAATAGCCCGTGATGTAAAGATTTCGATGGTCACATCAACCATTTGAAAAACTGACCAGTGACCACCCTTCATACAGTAGGTTAGTAAGCGCTCGTACTCTGGATTATCCTCGTTATTGGAGGATACTCGAGCAAGATGAATCATAAACTGTTCAGCGTCTGGCTGAATGTATTTAAGGGTTGCTGCCATTACTTAGGTGTATCCAATTCGTCATACATCAATCCATTATCTACACACCGATTACTTACACCTGTGCTACCAAAACCGCCTGTACGGACGATATCAGAGCCTGTATCGGCATATGTTGCGTTATGCACAAACAGCATCTGTGCTATGCGCATCCCTGCATCAACATGAAATGGATTGTAACTAGCGTTGCACAAAATGACGCCAATTTCTTGGTCGTAATCGGCATCAATAACACCAGGTGCATTGAGTACAAATACGGAACTTTTTAATGCCAATCCGGAACGACTACACACCAAACCAATGACATGATCAGGGAGTTTAGTGCGCACACCAGTTCTAATGAGTGTTGTCTGTCCGGCTCCAACAACACAGGATTGACTAGCAAACAAGTCATAAGCAGCTGCTTTTGATGTGCTTTTTACCGGCAAAATACCCAAAGCACCGTCAATAAGTTCAAAGTACATTAAAGACGTTTCCTTAGTTCTTTCCCAGCCCAGCGAAACAATGCTTTGAGTGTAGCCAAGTCTAATTGCTCTACGTCTTTTTCCAAATCTCTCCCACAGAGAAGGTCTTGCAGAGGGATTTTTTCTACCTCAACCTTCGGTATACCGAACGCTTTCATAACTGCATCGATGAATGATTTCTTCATAACATCCTCCACCGCAAGTATACAGCATGGTAGAGTAATTGAAACGCGATGAAATCTTAAAAGTCCGCCCATCATGCCTTTGACAATTAAGACGAGCGAAAGAAAGACCCCTAAATAGGGGTCTTTTTATTACTCCATTTAGTTAGGTCGTTAGCGTTCCACATATCCGGCTTAGTTTTCTTAGCACTGCTCATCTTTTACCTCCTTCGTAATTCACACCATGACCGGCAATCTTTAGGGCATCAGCTAAGCTTTGACCGTCACCAGTGATTGAACCAAGGATGCGTCCATACTTGTCTTCACGATGATTCTTTACACTGATAACAGCCTCATGGTGTTTTACAATCCACGCTTCTGTAAATTGCTTTGCTACAACACCTTCAGGAGTGTTCTTCTCCGGGCAATTGATATGTTCTAGTCGAATCTTTTTACCCGCCAAAATAACGCCAAACCCAAGATCTAGATCAGCTTTCAACGTGTCACCATCTACTACAGAGACATTCTTTAGAGCGTACTGATAGAGCGTTGCTTTCATGACGCATTGTAACAAATAAAAAAAGACCAGCATGGCGTACTGGTCTTTCGTGGGTTAGTGGCCCGGGTTTCTGGAGATCCTTTTGGATGCTCGCCTTACTAGGGCGGCACATTGACTATACAGCAAAAAGACCAGCGTGGCCAGCTGGTCTTTTCGATTGCATTGGTAGTTGTTGTTCTTGCAATACTCACCTTGCGGTGGCGTGTTTATTGTACATTAGACACGTGTTTATTTCGTGTTTATCTGCACTGTGCGCCTTAAGTTGACACGCTTCAGATTGTCCATTGCGTAACTAACAGCGTATATTAATTCGGTGAATTCGGGGTTATTAATCCTGCCAACAACCTCCCTTTGTCCATCTCGATCATAGACTAACTCAATATACGGTTCATCCGGGTTATCCTTGAAGTGCTTATGTATGGCTGTAACCGCCAGGTACATATCATCCTCAGTAGATATCTTGAAAGTCATTCCACTACCTCCCAGTCATCCATCAGAAAGTCATTTAGTATCTCGTCTGTCAAAAGTACTGCATCTTCTAAATGATATAAATCTTCTCCACGATATTGATTGTATTTTGGTGAAGGTGCAATTTTGCATCCGTCAGGTGTCACAATAGTTGCTAGATACTCGCCATCACGCCAGTACTCACGCTTGATGTTCTTGCCATCCCTGAGTGCCTGTAATGCTTCTACACCTGTCATTCCACTACATCCTTTTTCGTGACACCACGAATATGGTCTGGCTTATCCTCTTCACCATCCCACTCATCTACTTGCCAGTCATCAGCTTCTAGGTCAGTTCCACGTAGAGGAGCTGATGTACACAACGTATGCCAGTCACGACTGGGATGTGCTTCAGTAAACATATTCCAGTCCTTCTCGTAGTAAATAAAGTGACCGTCTTTCCATCCTTCACGGTAGACAGGTAACCCATTAATCAAGTCTTTGAGTACATCTCCAAACGTCATGATTACTCCTCCGGCCAGATTGGCTCACGATCTGCGTCAAACTCACCTAGTATCCAATCTCTTATGAAGAGGTCGTAGCCACTAATCTCAAATGCCTCGAGTATGTCGCACTGATAACCAGACCAAAGTTCAAACGTCATCGTTGCTACGGAATACCGCAAGTATTCGTTAGTCTGCCAACACTCACGGGTTACAGGTTTACCTGCAAGTAACCAGTCCAATGCTTTACCAACGCTCTGCTTGATATGTGCAGCGTGTCGTTGCTTGAGTTTGATTTTAGATACGTGCTGTGGGCTGATGCCAAACTCTCTGGCAATGGTCTCCTGCTTGACACCGTCTTTAATCCGCTCTTTTATCAAAGCAATTTGCTTTTCGGTTAACTTACGCCTACCGTCCATTACTCACCATCCTTGGCATCAGTGACTTCCCAGTCATCATTCAGGAAGTGGTCTGCAACGATCAATACAGAAATGATGTTTCCCCGCACGTATGAAATCTTCTTCAGTTGGCGTGACGCTCTAATGTAATCACCAGGCTTCCAGTCCGCACGACGAACGTGTTTACCCTCACGCAACGCAGCCAACGCTTCAAGTCCTGTCATATTTATCTCCTCCCCGCAAGTATATCATTACCTGCATGGGGATAGGTTCTACGGCGGGAGAAGAGGTTGGGTATAGGATGTTCTGTAGGGGGTGGGGGCGGAGAGGGAGTATATACCCCGGCACACATTGTCCTACCCCCCTGCAAGTACACATAGTACTAAAGGAGGAAGGAAGATAGTGTGGAAAAACACAGCGTACGCCCGACTGGATAGGAGGGCGTACTGCGCCAAGCTTTAGCGAAGGCGCACCCCCCGATGGTGGGAAGGAAGGGTGGCACAGCCTGACGCGCACACCACAACTGCATCGAGCTTTATGCGAAGATGCATAAGGACGTTCCTATAATGTGCAGATAACGTACACATAACAACAATATGTCACGAACACAACAATGAATGGTCTCGCTTTAGCGAGATCGAACTCCCGGCGCGAATGCGCCGGAAAATTTTTTGCGTAGAATAATGCAAGCGAATCGTAGAATAGTTCATGTCCAATACTTGCATATCTCGATATAATAAACCACCACCACTACGGCGGTGGATTCGAGGAGTTTACTTAGAATGATAAAGTTAGCATCGCCACCGAATAGCATTAGCTATTTCACCATTGATAACGTTGCCGAGCTTATCTCGGACATCGTGCCAGACTTGTCGGGGCACGGCTTGACGTCGTTCCTTTATAACTACATCTGTGACGAGGGTACAATCACTGTAACCGAATCGGACATGGTAGTTACACAGTTTGATTCAATCCTTGACATTCTCGATTCTGTAGAATGGCGCGAGTTCTCGGATGAGTTCGGCGGCGTGGATATTCGCGATGCGTTGTTTGCTTCTTGGCGTGAAGCTCTGCGTTTGCTACGTTCTGAGAATGACTCACTCGAGATTTCTCCTTATGTCATGGTGGTGGAGTGGTAATGCATCCACTCGTAAAGTTCATTATCGTTGTTGTGATTGCACTCTGCCTTATGGCAGGGTGCGGTTGCACGGATGGCAGGGTGGATAATGCATCCGATTATTCTGTAAAGGGTAAAGGTTAGGGGTATGGCATATAAGAGTACTGATGTTGTTTCGTTCACGTTCGAACAGTTCTATGACCACGTGGACCGTTACATCTCGCGGCGTTTGGGTATCGGTCTCGAGTCGTTAGCAGATGTGGATATTTGGGACTTCTACACTTCTGAGCCTTCGCCTATCTCGTTTTGGCGTTCACAAGTGCGTGACGCGGCACAATGTGTTATCGAGAATCAGGATACTGTTGACCCTGAAATCCTCGCATTGTTCGAATAAACTACACGGGGACCCTGCTACCTCTGGCAGGGTTCCTTTTTTTTTATAATCCTGCAAAAAATTTTGAACGCGAAGCGGACATATTTTTTAAGGGATTACTCAGTGCGATAAGTAACTGTACTGATGTCACACTGTATAACATCCGCACTGATACATACAGCCAACTAGGGAAACCTACTCTATTCCTTTTCAATCTCTCTCATCTACACCAAGCTTTAGCGAAGGTGTACTTCTACGTCGAGCTTTATGCGAAGACGTACCTTCCCCTCGCCACAAGGTGGCGGAGTAGTTGCGCAGCTCCTCGCATCGAGACACCCTCCCGTTCACATAGCGTAACGATACTTGCATAGTTACGGTGAGAATGTGTGCCTCTCTCCTTATATTCCCCCCCCACTACACTCACACCACGCAGGTACGCCACACACAAAAAGGGGGAAAGAAAACAGTAATAAACGGGTCTACACCGAGCTTTAGCGATGGTGTATCCACAAAAATATACCTGCATAGATAGGGTGAGAGATCGTACCTCACACCCCTATGCCGAGCTTTAGCGAAGGCGTAGAAGACGAAGGGTTACAAAAATAGGTCACGATAGGGATAGATGCATGGCAAGAACAGACAAGATACGGCGCGCAGCGCCGAAATTTTTTTACCAAAATCCAGCTGCACAATACGGGGTTTTTGTTGCATTATTTGCCGATGCCTAATGCCGTACCGCAGGTATATAATAATGATAATAGGCGGTGATTTGTTATAGTTAAGACAACGATCAGGCGTTTTTTGTACAATATTGCACAGTTTGCATAATCTACCGATTCTGCGCTTTTGCCAGCTGCTGGCGCATTATGCGTCTGGTTTATACCGGTTTGATGGTATAATACCTGCATGGTTATCTTAGAAAACGGCTCGAGCACCGATTCAGCTCGCGCGGCGCTCGTTGCGTCACAGGTCAAGGTCACGGCTATTAGTGGTAATAGCAAAGTCGGTAAAGTTGCCACCACTCAAGTATCACAGTACACGTGTGATTTGCTTGGTACGCCTTGTCCTTTCAGACATGCAGGGTGCTATGGTGAGTCGGGTCTGGTTGCTATGACGTCACGTACCTTAGAGCTTGCATCTAAGTCATTAGGTGAGTCGGTCTCCTTGCTTGACATTGCACATGCGGAAGCGGATGGCATTGATACCCTAAAGGGTAATCGGCCGCTACGGTTGCACGTTGTTGGCGATAGTCCTACCGATTCATCTGCCACGATTGTAAGCTTGGCGGCAGATAGGTACACGGCGCGCGGGGGTCAGGCGGTCTGGACATATACGCACGGATGGCGCGAAGTTGCGCGTACATCATGGGGCGGGGTCTCTGTGCTTGCTTCTTGTGAGTCAATTAAGGACCTTGATGCGGCATATGCTAAGGGCTACGCGCTGTCAATGGTGGTAGATGTGCACGGGGACAAAGTCAAGCCGTACCGCCTTGAGAATGGCATGTTGGGCATACCCTGCCGGGAACAAGTTGGCGCGGCGGAAGATTGCACAAAGTGCCGTTTGTGTTTTGACGGTGAGAAACTGCGGCGCTGTAACGCTGTGATTCTCTTTGCTGTGCACGGCCAACAATCGCGCAAAGCTAAGGCGGCGATAGAGCGTAAAAAGTTCATCGACTTGGATTCCATATAGTTGGGGTTCGGCGGTTTGATTCTTTGGCTACTGTGCTTCCTCGTTGTTTGGTACATGTGGCGCACACGGTAGCATCTCGTAGGGTTTGCGATAGTGCCGGGCGGGTTTACCGTCCGGCGGGAGAATGGCATCATGTCTAAGGGTTTAGGCGTTAACAAGCGCATGAATAGCGGTTCGTTTGGTGACAAGTTTACACAAGGGTTCAATCGGTCACAGTTTGCGCGGCCTTATAGCGGGTCGGCGTTGTTGGCTGGGGCGCGTACCCAAAGCTGTCCTACTTGCGGTTGTGAGAATCGGCTATCACAGCGTGACGTTTTGCGCGGCTACCAGTGTGACTTGTGCGCGCGGCGTGATGAGGGGGTCGGCTTCTAGAGCGGGGCAGGTCACCCGGCGCGCAGCGCTGGGTGGTTCCGTTTTGTGCAGCTGCCGGACGGTTAAAAAAATCCGGCGGGTCACATAAAGGCGTAACAGTCTAAACAATAAGCAATCAATCCGGAAAGGACAAAGATTAATAATCTGCTTGCTCAGTGCCTTGAGAGAATCTCTGGCACGTCAAGGCAAGCAGTACTATATCTGTAGTCTGTCGGATGATTGCATAAAAGAATCGGAAGATAGTGCATGGCCAGGTACTACTGATCAGCCTACAATAGTCTGTTGGTGAATTAAGTTAGGAGTTAGATAGATGGTTATGAATTACAAGGGCTATCCACAGCCCATAGCGTTGCTCGGTTTGATGAGCAAGTTTCTTGCACATGTTGGACGTGTAGAAGAATACAATCAATACCTCGATGCACAGGAAGGTAGTACGTCTGTACGTTGCATGAGTGCTGATCAGGCGCATGACATCTACATCAACAACGATGTCATCTGCTCGTGGATGTATGAGAAGGCTGCGGACAGACACAAATGCAGCTGCTTTGAATTACTCAGCAAAGATGCGGCTGGCTCTGGCATGGATGCATTGGTTGATATTCCGTATCACGTTGTTGGACGTTGTATACACAATCGGTATCAGTTCTTGGATTGGCTTGTGCAGGCTGTTGCATCACACACGCACACCGCAGGTACGCCATCCAACTCAGAGCCAAAAGAAATCACTGCGAAGTAAATCGATTCGTAGGATTATGCAAATGGAACCCGTTGATACTTGCGGGTTCCGTCTGTATACTGTTCATGTTAGTTGAGTTCACTTAGAGAGGTTTTCGTTAGGTTTGAAATGGAGGGGTACGCCCCTTGAGGATTAACACTATGAATATGCAAGTTAAAGACATTCTCCGCATTGGCGGATTGCTTGAGACCATCGAACGCCCACAGGCTGACACGAAGGTCAATCTCGAAGAGATGGCGCTGCCAGTGACTGTATTGGTAGACACGCACACATACCCAAGCGTCCTTGGCTCCCGTAAGCGTGTAACCATCAAGTATGTCATCACCTTGAACCGCCACACTCCTGCTGTCAAGATGCCTATCGTGCACACCTTCCTTGAGTCAGCACACTACGGAGACAGCGAAGCAGGTGTTGGATTCGATGACCTGCCAGAGCTCGTCAAGTCCATCGAGCAAAAGGTGGCGTTCTGGGATTCCTACTGCATGGATGGCGGCATGATCACAAAGGATGAGATGACAGCCATCTATGATGCATGGGTGTCATCTGAGTGGGTACAGAACAGCCACTGGATTACAGGCGAAGACAAAATCAGCATCCTTGGAGACATCCACAAGAATGCCATCTTCCCTGAGTTGCGTAATGACAGATACGCTGTTAGCCAGCGTGAGATGACGTGGGCTATCCGCTATCTGGTTGATACCAACGTCCTCCCACACAACGCCTTTAGCCTCGACGCATCTGACTGGGACAATGACATGGCAGATGCTGTGTTTCAGGTTGCTTGCTTCGGAGAGTTGGTGTTCGGATGAACAGAGACCTCGTAGTGTGGGACATCGCATTTGAGGATGCGTGGGACGGGCAAGGGCACTTCACCAAGGACACGGGGGAATTCCCCTGTGTCTGTGCTCTGGCAGGACACATGATGCCATATATCAACATCGGCATCCGGTTCTGTGAGACGGTTGCAAATGATGATGACAGCGACTACAGCGACATCTTCCGCAACCTTGGCTTCCTTGCTCTGGCGGTTATTGCTGCAAAGGAAGACATCGACATCGATGACATCTTTGACAACGATGCTGAAGAGGCTGAGTTCACAGAGATGGTGCAGGATACATGCTTCTCTGCTGTGTTTCATAAACAGACACAGGCTAAGGTAGAAGAATGCTTGGCGAGCTCTTTAGAAGGTTACTTCTAGGGAGCGCACACATCCCACGCAGGTACGCCTTCGGGCATTTAGGAGAAAGAATACTATGACTAGAGATATTTACGAGTTATGTGCGATTGCACAAAGGCAAATCAATCGGCTGGGCGAAGAGGGAGACATCGACCTTGAGGACGGTTACAAGCAGTTTGAGGTGAAGGTTAATAACTTCCAAGGCAAAATCATTGCGACCGTACAGTGGCCATCTTGGCGGCTTGACCTCTGCTCTTTTGCCATTGATGATGAAGCACTCCCACATACGATCAGCGTGACAGATAGCACGTTTGTGATTAAGAATGAGCAAGGTGATGAGGTGCTGTTGAGCAAGAATAACAACAGTGACAGATCACGTGACTGGGAGAACATGGAGAAGGCTCCGCTGTGGCTGGTTCTCGATTCATTCCTGCGTGGCGAATGGACACCACCTTGGCGCTGTGGGTTTTGCCGTGACCGCATCAAGGGCATCAGCCGACCTAAATGGTAAACAGCCTCTACAAAGTCAGCAGGCCGGGTAAACACGAATGGGCGGCAACAATAGCTGCTGCCCGTTTACTCGCTGCTGAGTACGTGAACATGATGCGTAGGTCGAAGGGTAACGGATTGGTGTGCATAGATGGCTACGAATGCCCTAAGACGCCATCCAACAGACAGAAGTGGTGTGATTGGCTGAACGGTTCACATCAAGGCACACGGCGGATGGAGTGGAAGTTCTGGCAGGGTACTGTAGTGCGTCGGACATGGGTCAAACAGCCCATCCAGCCTGAGTTTGATGCGTGGGATGTAACAACCCACCCGAAACTCTCTTACGCTGCATGGATTGACGTTGCCTACAAGGATGGGAACTTTAGAGAGTTGATAGCACGAGCTCCAGACCCACGCTCATTGTTCATCGCAATGAAGTTGGCTGGGTACGTAAAGGCACACAAGTACAGCATTTCACGGGAAATCGCACGGTATCTGTGGCATTGGGGACATAACGTAAAGATGCTTGACATCGATACCTACGGGTGATACATTTCTACCGTAGGAAGAAAAATGACCAGCACCTTGGGAGTTAGATGCTGGTCTGTTCGAGAGGAGTATTAAACATCGAGACAGAGAGATAATACCATGACAGAAGCACAGTTACAGAACATCGTGCGTTCTACATTGGCGTTACTTGGTTACACAGTCTTAGAAGTCGGCAAGAGTCGGGGTAAGCAGAGATGCACCCGCTGTGGGTCTTACAGTTATGCTACAGGATGGCAGGGTAACACAGTTGGTGTCCCAGACTTATACATCCATGCACCTTGGTGGAAGATACCCTGCGGGATTGCCATCGAATTGAAGACACAGACTGGCAAAGTACGCACTGAACAAAAGCACCTCGCTGACCAGAGCATGACTACCATATGCAGATCAGTGGAATGTGTTCTGAATATCATCATTGACGCAGAGAAGAAGATAGGTGAAGAGACGCAAGTCTCCAGAGTTGAAAGGTTTTTAAATGCGAACAGTAAAGATGTTTCCAATTCGTAAAGAGGATTGGATGTTTGTAGTAGATAAGACAAGCACTGCACCAGTCTGGTGCATTCAAGATGCAAGCATCACTGATGGCAGCACTCAAGGTGTGCTGTGCTACGGAAGCAAGGCTGAAGGCACAGATGTAGGCATCGACTTCATTAAACTCTACGAGACTGAAGCAGAAGCACAGGCAGACATCAACGCAGAGGATTTGGTTGAGAAATCTGTACCACGCCAAGTATCATGGGCTGCACTTGGAATGGAATGGCGTGGCGTTTTCTACAAGGAACGCTTCCGATGCTTAATGGGTGGGCAGGGTTGGTTTGCTCAGAGCTTGACATGGTCACCTGGGCACGGCGATATTGTGTCCGACCCATACACGATGGCTGTTGGCATGATGCTGAATGGCTCCGTTGTTACTGTTGATAGTGCTGTAGTGCTTGGCAGTGACAGCGCACAGGTGCTGTTCATTGCACAAGAGAATGGCTTTGACACAGATGGTGATGTGCAGTGGATTCTCAAACCACTGTTCGAGTGGAGCATCGACTTTGAACTTTGCCAGCTGCTTATGACACGAAGTAATCTCCGGACAGCGTTGTATGCCAATACAAGTTTCCTTGAGAAGGTTGCTGGTAAAGACCCAGAAGAGTCAATCATAGAGAGGATGAATAATGAAGCCGGAAACTAGGGACTGCATCAGCACGTTGCTGGTGAACACACGGAGCATTGGCACTGTTGCCTATGCTCTGTCTATGGAGTTGGATTGCATTGACCACGACACACGCAAAGACATTGAGGAAGTAACACGACAACTTCGCAATGCGAGTGAGACTCTGGCAAAGATTAATGACAGGCTGCCTAAGCCTAAGCCTGTTGGTTTGATTGGGTTTGTGAAGGGAGTAGTGAGATGAGTTTTAATCCTAACGACCACCTGATTTCCTTGAAGGGGAAGTCGTATCTTGAGGTCAAGTATCGCCTTGTCTGGTTCCGTGAAGAGAATCCAGACTGGGCAATCACAACATCGATTATCAAGTTTGACATCGATGCCAAGTATGCCATCTGCAAGGCACAGATTGCCGATCAGCATGGTGTAGTCAAGGCTGAAGGAACCAAGATGGAAGATGCTCGTGGCTTTGCCGACTTCCTTGAGAAGGCAGAGACTGGTGCTATCGGCAGGGCACTTGGTATCTTGGGTTACGGAACGCAGTTTGCCCCAGAATTTGATGAGGTAGTCCAAGGCGCAGAGAATCCACGCATCGTTGACTCACCTATCACAACAAAGCCAAAGGTACAGGTAACAGCAACACCTACCGTCACCAAGCGGACAATGCGTGAGGGTGGTGCTCTCCTGAAGGCTGAGATTGTGCGGCTGTGGGGAGAGATGGACAAAGAGGACAATGCCCGTATCTATCAGATGCTATCTGGGCGTGATGACTACGAAGTGAATGCAGTGTATGACGCTGCCAAAACACTGAGTGATTGTGCTAACTTCGACGAAGCAAACGAACTGATTAACGGGCTGGTCGAAGGTCGGATTGTGAAGGTAGTCTAATGGAACCAATCGAATGGGTAGAGATTGAAGAGGATGGGGTGGTGCATCTGTACCACCCTGACACAGGTGAGTACGCTGGGCCTAAGTCTAGGTGGCTCGCACCTGAAGTAACCAACGAAGAAGAAGCACTGGCTGTACTCCGGGCACTTGCCGATGTCAAGTCTAAGCAGGTTGGTGTACAGGCAAAGTACAACCTCCTTGTGAAGCAACAAGAGCGTGAGCTCAAGCGGTTGCAGAATCGTGAGGCATGGTTACTACAGACGTATCAAAACCAACTCGGTCGATACGCTGAAGGTGCTTTACCACGCAAGGCTGACGGGTCACTTAGAGTCAAGACTTTGACTACTCCATGGGGTGACATTGCCATCCGACAAAGCAAGGCAAAGGTCAGCATTGCACATGAAGAGGCTGCGGCTATCTGGGCACATACACATTGTCCTGAGTCAATCAAAGTCAAGACATCTGTATTGGTTAGCTTGATACCTGAAGACTTTAAGCAAGAGATGATTGACAACCCATCACTTGCCGTCTACCAAGGTTTTGATGTCACTCCTGAAGAGACAAAGTATGTCATCAAGACTGTGGGTGCAGACGAATGAGTGCGTTCACATCAGGAGTAGTTGTTGCATCCGTCATCGGAGTGATATTCATCATTCCGGTGGCGGTCTTTGCATACATCGCAATGTCAATCGAAAAGTGGATACAAACCAAGGATAACAAGTGGGATGAGTAATGAAGTAGTCAGGATAGCAAGTATGCCTGACACAGTCCGAATATCCGATGTGGGAATTGAGTTCATGTCGGATATTTCTTTTGATGATTGGGCACGACTGATGTCCACGTTGTCACGCATGGAGACGGCATTTCAATTTGCTCTGGGTGATGCTCTCAACTATGGGTCATCCGCCTACGGCGAGAAGTACAGCCAAGCAATGGAAAGCACTGGGCACTCGTATCAGGCGTTAGCAAACTACGCTTGGGTGGCACGATCAGTGCCGCATGAGAACCGGATGCCGGGATTATCTTGGACACATCACCGTGTGGTCGCACGTCTCAACACAGGAGAGCAGAAATCGTGGCTCGAATCCGCTAAGGCTGCCGACATGACCATCGATGACTTGACTGGTGCGATACGTGGAGAACCTGTCACACCTCGAGTGCAGGAGCTCGTTAAAGTTCCGGATGGCATGACACCACGAGATGCTGAACGGATACTGAAGAACCATAAAGAATGCAACGGAGAGACATCTCTGTGCGAAGGATGCCCATACAGATGATTGGTGTGTTTACGGGACGCTCTTACGGACAACGTGTTGAGAACGTCACATTCATTCGGATTGAAACGGAACTGGTGGAGAATCTCCACCTTTTCCAGTCTTCGGACTGGATGGTTTTGACGTGCCTTACTATGCACATCGGGCAAACGAATGTGTGTTGGCCGAGTTTGGCGAAAATAGCCACGCAGACAGGGCTTAGTGAGCAAACTGTCAAGACCGCCATCAAACGGCTCTGTACGGTCACTGTGGGCAACCAGAGGGTACTTGCAGTCTGTGAAAGACGGACGGCATCTGGGCGGCAGACAAGCAACCTCTACGTTGTGATGCCAACAGATGAGCAAGTCGCAGAGTTTGAAATGCAGGGGGAGGGGACAAATTTTATATCCGAGGAGGGGACAGATTTTATACCCCCCATTACATTGAACAAGACTTATAAAGAACTAAATCCCCCTATAGTCCCCCAAAGGAAGAAGAGGGATGTGCAACTACCAAAGACCGATGATCCAGCACATCAGTTGTTTGTGATGTTTCGACGGGCACGGGGATGGCAGGATGAATACAGTGTTGGTGAGTGGCAGGGTGTACACCTTGTTCTACGTGAGATGGTTCGGTCAGGTGTGACCGCTGATGAGGTTTACCAACGCACCTACAATCTCATGGGTCAATGGAAGAGTGAGTCAATGGTTACTCTTAGGGCATTGTGGAAGCATTGGTCATCAGCAGAACGAGCTCAGACAACATTGCCTAGTGCGATGCGGAAGGCAAATGATATTTCCAATTCAGCGTCGAATGCATTGCGCTTTGTTCAAGGGCGCGATTAGAATACGTGCAGGGAGTTAGAGTATGACAGAGAAGACATTCCAATATGCGAGTAACATCCTCGCAGTGATGCCAAGTAATCAACCTTGGGATGAGCGTGTGGCTGTAACCTACGCTCTTGTGATGACTGATTGGCACGATGACACAGTTGTGCTGGCTATCACCAAGGCACTACAGATGTGTGAGTGGAGACCAAGCCCAGCCGAACTGCGTAAACTTGTGCTGTCCCATCTCATTCCAGACTTGTCTCCAAGGCAAATCTATTCAACAATCAGTGAGATTATCCGGCGGGTACATCCTGGTGTTCGTATCGACTATGCTAATAAGGCAGTCAAAGAAGGTAAGTTACATCCAGCAGTCAACAAACTCGTTGAGGCAATCGGAGGATGGAGTAACTGCGGCGGACGGTCAGAGGAACAGAACATCAAGTTAATTGAAGAAGTCTTTCCTATGATTCTATGCAGTGACATCACCGACGAGGTGCTACGCAATCCACCGCACAACCAAATGGTAGAGAGTTCTCGTAAAATATTTAATGCAACAGAGGCTCAAGCAATCACCAGTTAGCGGGTGTTTAGTGCGCGGGGCAACGACTGATGAAGAATTGGTCGTTGCCTTGTTACCTCTAGTAGCAAAGTACATCAGCCGGTCAATGAGACGAAAGTTCGTACGCTTGTTAGGTCGAGCTGAGATGTCACATACTGACGCACTGATATTGATAGAGTTTCACTTAGACATTGTTGCGGCACAGCACGGGCTGTGGTTCGCACGTAACCCAGATGATGGGGATGAGATAGGATTTTATGAAGATACCTTATTCAATTGAAAGCGAGATGTCACTCATTGCATCTGTGCTTCTTGGAGGAGAGAAGGTTCTACGTAAAGTAGAAGTATCAGTACCGAACGGACGTAGTTTCTATCGTGAAGCCAACGGTCTTATCTACGATGCGATGAAGCGTGTAGATGAGGTTGGTTTGGACATTGATATTGTCACAACAAAGGATGAACTCGAACGCCAAGGAATCCTTGAGCGTGTTGGTGGATTGGGCTACATCATGCAGATGGGTGAGTTGCTTCCAACGACAAGCCATGCGATGTCCTATGCCAACACTGTGCGATACGAGTATGACCGGCGGCGTGTCATTGAGATATGTAGCAATGCGATCAATAAGATACAAGAAGACAACGCTGACCCAGTATCAATCACCAACGACATCATGCTCGGAAGCCAATCCCTTGCCGGGTTACAGAACAGCGTTGAATACAACCATGTAGACGATGGCATCAAGCAAGCCATAGATGACATTGAGAGTCGTACATCAACCTACAAGATGTCTGGTGTGCCTTCTGGATGGCAAGAGTTGGATGACATGGTTGGTGGATGGCGCAAGGGCGAGCTCATCATTGTTGGTGCACGTCCATCGATGGGTAAGTCTGCCTTTGCATTGTCGCTATCTCTGGCTGCAGTCAAGTCACAGAAGTGTGTTCTATTCGCAAGCATTGAGATGTCCGAGAAGATGACCAGTCAACGCTTGCTTGCACACGAAACAGGCATCAGCCTGAAGGCAATATCAAATAGTGTGCTTACCTTGGAAGAGAAGATGGCACTGAAGAAAACACGTGCCGATTTGTTTGATAGCAACCTGTATCTGGCTGCCGCTAACCCAATGTCAATGTCCGACATCCGTGGAAAGGCAATCAAGTTGCAATCCAATACGAACATCGACTTGATTGTAGTCGATTATCTCCAGATGGTAGCAACGGCAGGCCAGAACAGGACACAAGAGATTGGTGCTGTTTCTCGAGGGCTAAAGGCACTTGCCAGAGAACTGGATTGCCCAGTGATAGCACTCTCAAGCCTTAACAGAGCTGCTGACAAACGAGATGACAAACGCCCGATGATGGCTGACCTACGTGAGTCCGGGGACATTGAGTCAGATGCAGATGTCATCATGTTCTTGTATCGTGCATCGTATTACGCCACCGCAGGTATGAGAGAGTCCATAGAGACCGATGAATGCGAGGTCATAGTTTCAAAGAATCGCAATGGGCCCGTGGGTAGTGTAGTACTTGAGTACAAGCCAAGCACGGGACGGTTTAAAGATATGGAATTTAGTCTGCTATGAAAACAGTGAAGAAGAAGATGAGTCCTTGGTTGCGAGTAGTGGTCATCACGACCATCCTAAACAAGGATAGGGATACTGCGGCACGTAAGTTGGGGATATCTAGGGAAACGTTACAGCAGGAGTTGTGGCACGTCTACAAGATACTAAACGTACCAACACCGATCAGGGCGGCTGTCAAACTTGGGTTAGTACAAATCAACTACGACCTCTTACCAGATTGGCTTGAGGTCGATGATGTGATGATGTCTCCCGGCATGACGCTGAAGATTGATGCACCTTTGCGTCAGCCGGAAGACCAGTGGGTTACGTTTGGTGACTTACCTACCTAGACCCAAGGTAAGTCATCTGGCATCACCTTGATAGTTTGCGTGGCAGGGTAAACATCAAACTCCAAGTCGGCGTAGTTCATAAACTCTCTCACCAACACATGAGTCTTTCCATTCATGACAACCATCTTGCATGGAATCTTCTTACCTCTGTACAGTGGCTGTCCATCGTATGTGAGTAGGCTATCGTCACCATCACAGGCTACGATAGCAGCTCGTAACGGAATGTAAGTTGATCCACTTACGTTGACTGCCTCGATGGTTTTATTTGGGAACACGACATGCCAAGGCATAGTGTCTGCTTCCTCAATACGGCCCATCCAGTTTACGTAGATGATGTTATTTCGTTTGATTCCGTTTGGTCTATTGACTACGGCGTATCCATTGCGGCTACCACCCATATTGGAGTTGCCTTCAATGGTATGCCATAAACCGTCTACTTTGTTGCCTACGATACCAATGTGGGTAGCATCGTTTGGAGATGGGCAGATAAGAAACAGTGCGCCAGTAGATGGTTGAATTGACGTCATTGCATTGACTTTGGCTTGCTTTAGCCATACATCACAACTTGCCGATTGTTGTAAAGGGAAGTCAATACCTGACTTTTGAAAGTCACGTACAACTGCACTTACGAAACTCGCACACCAGAATGAACCAACTGGAACACCTACTGCGGTGTTCCATTGGTCGATGAGTTTGCCACGGTTGCTACCTAGTGGCTCTTCGGTTACGCCGACATACTTGGATGCCAGTTCAACGAAGCGTGTTCCGTATTCGTTTACCAAGGGTTTACATTTCCTGACGGAGGTGATGACTTCACTGTACCAGTGAATGCTTCACTTGCTCTACCTTCGGCAAGCAACCGTAGGAGGGTTGGCGAATCATCTGCCGTTGACATGTTCTTGTTCTTGGCTCTGTCTTTACGGGCTTCCGTTGGCATCACGTCAACCTTGAATCCGAAGAAGTTCGGAATCGTATCAGCCAGTGCATACACCCATGGGTCACGGTTATATTCCTTGGCTGAAGCAAACGAATCAATGAATCCGGGGAGAGCCATCGGAATACGATCCATCATCATGTTACTGATTGGGATGTCATCCGCTACAGCATCACCGAAGAGTTCACGCAATCTCGGCTTAATCATGTCGTAGAAAATCTTGGCTGACGCACTGCGTTCAAACAATGGCTCGCCAACTACGTTGATTGCTTTGGCTTCCCAAGGAGCAGTAAAGAAGTTATCCGCCTGTGCTTTGAGGTCGTTTGTTCCACTGATAGCCTGAAGGAATGTGATACCAGGTGATGCCTTGTAACTTAGTTCCTTACTGATATCCTTGACAGCCATCATCCACTGCGGGATGCCTTCTTTCTCAGCCCTAGATGCGTCTCGTGGGTCAACACTAAACACAGCCTTTGCAAGGCGTCCAGCCAGTTTGTAATGGTCAATCAAACCTGCCATTGGGTCAATCTGGAAGTCACCAATACGAATGCGTCCGGGCTGAATGTCGGTGTTGACTTCTGTATCTGGATACCAGTTAGAGAACACCCACGCCATGATTGCAAGCATTGCTTCAAGGCCGGCAATGCGGAGCCACATACTCTGTCCAAGTTTAGCAACTTCCTTATCGCCGTTGTACAAGTTGAATGCAGGGTTGTCTTCACCCATGATTTCACGTAGTCTTGCAAAGATACTGCTGTTGCTCACCATCTGATTGATGAATGGGTCAATCAGTGCACGGCTCATTAACCACCGTGGAGCAGTAAAGAAGATTTTAGCAATGCGTGATGCAGCTGCGTCAGTTTCCGGATTGGTTGAGTACTTGATGTCACCAACGGATACAGCTAAGACACGGGCTGCATCCTTGAGTGCCTTGTTGAACATTGCAGTGTTCGGTTGATATCCCTTCGACATCAATACCTTTACCCAGTTATCAAACTGAGTAAGAAGTAGTGTGTCATGTACTAGGCTATTGAACCGCTCGAACTGACCCTGCATTGGCAAGTGCCGAGTAATACGGTTCTTGCTGTACCACTCATCGACCGTACCTAGTTCATCGATGTCCATCAAGCCAATCTTGACATCCTTCATCGTTGCGTTTGGATTAGTCATCTTCAGGTTGTGTAGTTCAATCTCCCGTGCTTCTTGTAGCCGAGCATCAATCTCAAACATAGCCAGAGGAAGACCAGCCTCCTTAGCCAGTTTGTACATTGGGTTACGGCGCATGGCTTCACCGGCTGCGTGGTAGGTTTCACGTCCAAACTTACGGCTACCATACAGCTGACCATTGACCTCAATCTGCATGTTTGGAGCAAAGCCTTGTAGACCAGCCTTGAATGCCTTGAGACCAACAAGTGGATTGCTCAAACCAATGATTCCACCCTGAAGGTTTTGGAATGCAAGGTCACCAGAGAGTGGGAGACGGGTGATGTCGTTGTACAAGTCAATCGCACCCCAGAACCACGCATTGCGTGGGGGGAGTTGCTTAGGACGAATACGCTCAACGTACATTGGTGCTCCCGGCATATCGTAGGTTTCAACTGTACGACGCTGTGATGGGAACAGGTCGTCTATCTCCTGATACGATGCCTCTTCAGAACCTGATTCAGAGTCTTTGACAGCTGCATCAATCTTGTTCCACAGCTTTGCATACTCAGGGTCTTGTTTCCTAGCCTCAGTTTTTTTACCTCTGTACTTAGGATCAAGTGCCATGACTGCAAGTTTTACGTAATTGTCATTGTATTGCCGACGCGTTGTACCATCGCTTGGTTTAAGACCTCTTGGAATATGTCCAGAACGTTCAAGAGCCTGATAGGTTTGAACATTGAATTTAGTGGGAGCAACTTCCTTAGCAATGGCAGCAATGACGTCAGCCATACGCATGATTGGTTTTGCTTCCTTAATCGATTCAATGGTCGTTGTCGAAGTGGATTGATACCAAGGATGGGTAACAATTCTTGTAAACGCTGCAACATACTCTGGGTCTTCAAGTAATCTGGCTTTTAACTGACCCTTTGTAACAGATGGACTTACTCCGGTATCTATCAAGTCAGCAATTTTTTCGGCAATCAACAGATGATCTGGCGTAAAAATTTTACCAATTCCATGTGCTGGGTTATTCAGCATTGCAGGAATGTAGTTACCTTTATTCCGCCAGTTCATAATCATGTCTTGTGTTATAGGTTTCTCACGACCCTCATTTAACAAGTCATAAAATTCTTTGATGCCAACACCACCTTGTAAAGTTCGTTGATCAGCTTCTGGATTCAAAACTCCTTTGATGAATTCCACAGCGTAACCGTTGTGACGCATATTTGTGTAAATCTCAAGTGCGGTAAGTATCTGCTGGTCGTACATGAGACCCGAACGATCACCACCTACGATGTAATCATCAGGGAAAACTCTTGTATTCAAGAATGTCTTGACCATTCGGTCTTCAGTGATTTGTTGCCCTCTGATGTTAGGCATTGGGAATAGATGTCCCTTACGGGTTTTTAGCCAATGCACTAACTCCGATGTTTCCAGCGCACCACTTGGGTCAAATGGAATCTGCTTTTTGTTCAAGTCCCGAATAATTGGAACAAACTTAACGGCGTTATCCCAATTTAACTTACCGTCTTTACCAGTTGCAATAGCCACAGAAACTCTTGCTTGTAATGCACGGAATGTAATTGGGTCGTAATAGCCGTCAATTGGCTTTGGTAAAGAACCATTATCAATCAACTTCTGTACGTCAAATTCAGAAATGTTTGCCGTTTGAGCAACATAGGAAAGCATTGCCGCATTAGATACACGGCGATTCTTACCATCTTCTTGATAAGCAACATCACCTCCGGTATCCCGTGGCTCATAACGAGAAATCATTTGGCGAATTACATTTTCCGATACACCATGCTTGTTGCGTTTTGCTAGTTGCTTGATGTCCGCATCCGTGTATTTTCGTGGGTCGATTTCAGCAAACTCTACATCCCATCCATATTTACGAGCTGCTTCAACATAAGGAGCATACTCCCATTGCTGCATATTAGTGTTGTCAACAATAAGTGGTGTTTGTGTCCGCTCAGAGTTTTGCAGTTGCGTGACAAATGCATTTAGATTTTTGGAATGATTCTCACTTATCTTTGTTGGGTCAAACTTATATTGTCCTGTTTCAGCGTTGACAAAATAATTGTCCGTTGAAAATATGCGACCAGTTTTACCAACAAGTTTATTAGCAAGTGTGCTTTTTCCACTACCCGATACACCACGCATGATGTAAACGGTTTTGCGTAATTCATCATCTACTTCTTGATATGCTGCTTGCTCTCCAGTATCCATGCGGCGCATTTCTTCTTGGACTAAACGCCTCATGTTATTTCGTGCATATGCATCAGCAAGAGGAGCCATGATAGTTTGCGACAACTCAGCCGGTACACCGTTCGCCAGAATCTTACGTGAAAGTGGCTCGGATTCTGGAAGAAGATATGCATCTGGTAGACCCATCATCCGGCGAAACGCAACGCCTGTAATAGCACGTACAGTTCCACCCGGCATCAGGATGCGATACGTTCCGCCGGATGTTGTGAAGGATGGGAATACCTTATCGGCTGTAATACCAACCGCATGGTAACTGTTCTGAGTAAAGAGAACAGGTGTTTTCATTGCCCGTACGTCAATTTTAGATGCTTCCAATTTACGCAACTGATTTGGTGCGAGCTCGCTGATTGGCAACGTGTCAATGATGTCCTTGATTGACTCATACCAAGTACGCTGAGATGCATCAGTCTTGATGATTGGAGGAAGTGCAAAGCCACGTACAGCACGAACAATCAATCGTTGTCGGCTTGTACCACCGCCATACTTGGATGTCTTGTAGACACCGTAATCAAACTCGTAACCATTCCGGCGGAGTGCATCCAAGATAGCCGTAAAGCTTTCACTCTCACGATACTTGGCTACGTTTTCAATGGTAACGATTGGTGGTCGGCTATGATCAATAGCATCAACAACTGCCTTACCAGTCTTCTTATCAAGGATAGTCTCTATAGCATTCGGATTAGCATCAGAGAAGTTCTTGCATACTGGTGATGCGTGGAACCACTGAACATCCTTTAGGCTAGTTGGGTCAACCTCTTGTACGTCCTTTACCTGTACATGGTCACCGTGGTTAGCACGATAGACAGATGCAATCTCAGCGTTGTACTCAACTGCAATCTTAGGGAATACAGATTCGTATACGCTTGCCTCGAGGGTTCCGCCACCACTGAAGTATGTACCAAGGTCAACACCTGGTACTGCAACAATAGACTTGGTTGGATAGCGTGTGATTGGCACTGCTACGTTATGTAATGCAGAGTTGACTGTATTACTGTGACGTAAGTTGAGCAGTACAACACCATCACGCTTTGCTTTAGTGGCGTTTGCTATGATGCGGTCAAGCTTCTGCTGGTCAATACCTTGCCCTTCAAGGTTTACAACTTGTGGGTTTTTAAACTTGATGTACTCACCACCTTGGCGGTTACCATCGAATGAGGTAATACCAGAGGTAAGAACCACACCGTTCTTTGTACGGATGAGGTTCGATGATTCCATAGCAGGGAAGGAGACAGTGACGAATCCCTTACCTGTTCTAGGTGTATGTGCAGCGTTCCTATAGACATCGGATGAAACCGAAACCTCACGTGCTTGTTCAAAGTCTGGGGATGTATCCAGCTCTCGTCGCAAAGATGTTTCAAACGACATGAGTTGCTGTACGTTTTCATCTTCATTAGCATTAACAATTTGCTCAACAGCCTTGCGGATTTCTTTCAGGCTACGTCCGTCATTACGGTAAAACTGATCTGCCAAATCAACAAACTTATCAACGTCATTGTCATCGGCTCCATCACGTAGGATTTCCGATGCAAGGTTAGCAAGTTCGTGTCCAGTCTCATAGCGACGATAGTTACTCCGCTCTTCTGGTGACATCTTATTCATGTCGATGTCAGGCGAAACCTGAATGCTGTTTACTGCTTCAAGGAGTGGTAGGTTTTCAGACCACTTCTTAAACTCAGGTGTCTCAGTTTGAGCGTAGTAGGCAGCTGCGGTATTCCCATCAAATCCGTAGACATCACGTAGTAAACGGAATGAGTTAGATGGTTTTCCGTATCTGTCGTATGCATTCTTAACTGTGCCCTTGTTGCCAATCTCTAAACGATTGCTTGCAAGCAGAGACTTAATTCCAGTCTGTACGCTACTCATCTTAGACAGTGAGCTAAGCAGTGGTGAGCGAGGCTCATCCATTGCCTCTTGGAATGCTACCTTCTGGAGTTTAGTTGATTCAGCCCTGAGTTGTCCAAGGTCTACCTCACCACCAACATAATCAGCAACCATGTCAGGTAGCGTTGTACGGATGTTACGCTCTGTGTTGCCGTAATAACTACGTAGCCAGTTAGACAAGGTGTCAAGTGTTGCATCATTAAAACCGGAAGGAACACGACCGGAATAACGCTTAATTTCATCAACTGCTACTGTAGATACTTTTCCACTATCAACATCCACTACTTGTACGGGTTCACCGGCTGCTGATTGCGTTGCTTTTACTGTGACGAACTGACCATTCTCAAGTTCAAGTTCATTACCTGTATAAAGTTTGTCTGTTGCCTTAAATCTAGCAATCCATCGGGTTCCTTTTTCATCTTTACCCCACTCAGGTATCTCACCGCTTGCAATTTGCTTTTTGATTGTTGCATTACGTGCACCTGTAAGGAAGTCACCAAGTTCCATCCACAGCTTTGCTAATGTTGGGTCTTGCTGGCGTGGACGTGTAGGGTCAGTTGCATCTCTGGCTTGTGGTGCTACACCTGCACGAAGTGAACCTTCAAATGCGGCGGCCCATTTCTCTTCTACCCAGATAGGGAAGCGATTATCCTTAGCCATTGCTTTGAGTGTCATTGAGTTGACGCCCATTGCTTCTGCAATTGCTTTTTGGAATGGGTAACCCATGCCACGGAATAGAGCGTGTGCTATTTCGTGAATGCCTGTAGTCTCATCACGGGAAGCAAAACCTACGATGACATTGAGAACAGCATCATCTTTAGATTTGTTAGTACGGAAGATTGCTCCACGGAACTTCTTAGTAAAGTCGTATGCGTCATCGAGGACACCGAATGCAGCAAACCTGTCTTCGTAGAACTCACGCATATACTGTGCGACAAGTTTCGTTTCCTTAGGTGTCTTACCAGGGAAGTGCTGGAACAGCATATCTGATGACGGTGTGTTGTAAGCACCTGCCTCAAGAATGTTTTCAGCAAGCTTACCTGTAATCTCAACAATTTCAGTTGGGCGGAATCCCATAGACTGCATCTTGTCGAACGCCCATGCTCGAGCAAATCGGTCAACTACTTCTGAAATACGATCAGCGTTGGTCGCATCGTACTTGTATTGCTTCTGTAAAACAGTCTTGAGTTGAGCACGATTACTTACACGGAATGCATCGACTGAATAATCTTCGCCGAGTGCATTGAACATCATCTTGTATGTTCCAAGACGATTATCCGGAGTATCCACAGAAGGTCTAGGCAGGTTGTTGAAGTTGCGGTCTACCGACTTGATTGCATAACCAATACGTGCCGCAGTCGTATCCTTTTGCTGATAGCCAGTTACGTTAGGTCGCTGTTCGGTAGCAATCTTGTTGATGATTGCCAACACCTGTGCACTAGCCTGACTGATAAGCTCACGGTATTCCTTTTCGAGTTTCTTCATACCCTTTCGGTATGCTTCCGAGTCAACACCATGCTGGATAGCAAGCTTGTTTACTTCCTCACGATATCGACGCAACTGGGAAGTTGGGACAGACATACGGAACGAACCTTGAAGCTTATATCCACCACTTACTTTCTTAATAGGTTTACTTGATGTAGCACCAGTATCATCTATTTCTTGATAAGCCGCTTCATCGCCACCATCAGGAGGTAGCATTTGTACATCAGTTGGCGCAGCTCCGTCAAAAGTATATACATCAGGTTCTTGCTGAAAAATATCTGAGGATGGTGGTTTGACATTTGTGTGTTGATTTTGTTCCGCCAACGAACTGTCAATTGCTGCACGTTGCGCCAATTCCATGTTTATATATGCAGGATGATTTAACGGTTGCAACGAGTATTGGTTATCTGGGTTAACTAAAATTGCTCGTGCAACCGACTTCATATTCATAATTGTGCCTTGATGCAATTCTGTTGTCAAAATTGCCTCAATTTCAGCACTATTAAAATCACCAATACTTATTTTGGATAAGTCATGTTCTATGAGGTTTGTATTACACTCATCAAGCGAAGTGTTTACAACTTTGTTTGCTTTCCTTGTGATACCAGGGAAATTTGCAATTATGGCTTGACGAATTGCTTTGATAGTAAGATATTCATTAACTGACAAGGAGGCATGTTTAAACTTGACTAAATCTTTAATAGCCTCACTGAATGTTCTTTGAGTATATTCATCTACTATCTGATAGTCACCATTAATGAAAAACCTATCAAAAAATTGGTTTGACGTTATGTTATTCCAAATGGAGTTTCTGCCATTAGTGAATGATTGCACCAATGTAGTTTGCTGTGGGCTATTTATTTTGACTGACTGGTACTGGTTACCACTAGTACCTTTAAGCATTACGGCATTATCTTTACCAGTAAAGTTAACAACCAACTTACCTTCTGCTGTCAACCAGTCGGTTTTGTCATTTTGAATGGTTATATATGAATTATTGTTAGGTGAGTTAACTTCATAGTCTCCGTCTGGAACGGAGAAATCAATAACTTCTACATTTGAACCGCTATTGATATTAACTTTGTGACGGTTGCGTGACAAAAACAATCTCTTGATGTTTGTATCAACATCGAGTTCATAATCACTGTAGAAATACTGGGTTATTGCAGTGTTGTAAAGTTGATGCAATTTTGCATCGACGTTGTAAATTGTCAGTGGAGAGGAGTCATTTTGACTGAAATAGTTTAACGCAGTATATGGATTTTGTAATCGAACACGATAGATTTCCTGTGGACGTGCCTTTGTGTTAACAATGTTTAGTACACCAGATGACCGGCGTGTGTCATTAATGTATGTGCTATCTAAAACACTGTCTGTTAATGTGATATCTCCGTGCACAAAGTTAAAAGTGCGGATTCCCATATTGGAAACATTTAATGTGCCGTTATACGAACTAACCTCATAGTCTGTATCTGTTTGTTCTAAGGCTTTGATATTAACTATGTCGGAGTCGAGTCTACTAACAACATGCACGTCAACCTTTACTCCATTTTTAGATGGATCAATTGATGGTTGAACTTCTATAGTGGCATTACGAATAGAGTTGGCAAGAGCATAAGTGGATGCTCTATTCATTTTAATCGTCTGCGAATCAGCACCGTCAATATGAATTAATGGTGCTCTATCAGCAGAAAAATACGCCCATGAAAAGTCGTTATCGAAATCAGATGCTTTGATTGCACCTTTTACATCGTTCCTCCAGATACGTTCAATATCCGCTTCATCCCAATCATCGCCGCTTATATTTTGAGCTATGGTTGAACCGTAACGGTCGTAATGTGCAGTGCCCTCAATCTGAATGGTAATTTCATGCTTGATGTTTTTGCCTTTGATATGAGAGTTATATATTTCCTTAAGTGCTGCTATTCCTTGGTCACCTTGAACATAGAGGCTGTCAACATCATTAATCGTAAATGACATTTGATTAGTTGGACCGGCAACTAATAGTTCATAATTTTTCCTAAAATCAGGTAAATCTGTTAATAGTTCTAGTTGTGTTTTCTTGCCACCATATCTATTGTAGGTGTTTGCAAATCTGACTGAAGTCCAATCATAACCAAAGGTAATTGGGCTTTTTAATTTATGCAAAATAACTTCAGCGTTGTTATCTCGATTGCTATATAACCTTGCGCTTTTCTTGAGTTTATTAACATTATCAACATCTTCAGCAGTGCCAATGCCTTGCGCAATGTTGTTGGCGGATTTATTAGCATTTACATCATCAAGGTAATGAGGTGCAATGCCATTATCTTTCATATGCTGAACAGCCAATTGTTGCTCGTATGCATTAACTGCTTGACTGTTATCTCGTGTGCCACGCGGTGGTTCTGGTATTGAATGTTGGTTACCGCAATATGCTACAAGCGGCCTAGAATCTTCAAAATAAACATAAAAATCAGCTTGCTCCATATAATGACGAGCCATATCAGTACTAGCTATACACCAAACGGTGTCAGCAACATCTCGTGATAGTTCAGCTGCATTAGTAGGACTACTGCTTTGCGGATACTTCTTCCATCCATTGACTGGCACGGATCTATTAGAAACGTTATTGCGTTGTGCGGACTCTAAGGAGGTAAGAAAGGCCTTTTTTGGTATTTCACCGGCACGTAATGCATCAACGAAAGCATTGTAATCTACCTGTGAATAACTAACAGGTAAGACTTCGTTATTCTTACTTATATCGACAAGTTTTATAACGATATTTTGATTGGCATCTTTTTCTGTTTTTAAGGCATATTTAGATGCCATCATCATAAATAATTGGTGCTCAACCTCTGTCCAGTTATTGGTAGCAACATGATTATTTAGTTGGTCTTCAAGGCGTCCTAATGATTCTTCTCGTCTATTGCGAATTAAATCTTCAATATCCTGTTTGCGATATGCACTACCGTTTAAAGCATCATAGATATCTCTAGCAGCATCTGAGGCTCTAGCATATTGAGCGGGGTCACTCATGTCCAAGGATTCGTTAGTCCAGACATCTTTATAGTAATGACGTGGACTAAAAGAGTCAACGGAAAATGGTGTTATATACTCGCCATTTTGAAGGCGGTGTTTATTGTTATCTAACAGTAAGTCAAAGTCACTAGCAGTTTTCCATTTTTCGTTAATAGGAAACTTGACGTTTACCGCATCTAAAAATGTGTTTAATATGTTACGTTGTGTTTGTTTAGTAACACCTTTAGCATTCCACACATCAAGGTTTGCATCTACTGGTGCAACATTTTTAAGATGACTGATAGCCATATATGCGGCTTCGTCGGATTCGCTCATACGTCGAGCGGTCTCAGGGTCTACGGAGTAGACATCCCACATATCAGTCTCAGGGTTGTAGCGTACGTTATAGGACGAGACGTATTGATCCTTAATTGCACCGCCACCTTCTGGGAAGTTGGTAGCAACAACTTGGAATGTCATGTTGTCTAGTGCGTGAACATGAATCTGCCCATGCACTTGGCCGTCTTTGGTTGTTTCTATGAATTCAATACTATTACCAGCGGTAATCTCACCGTCATCTACAGCCTTCTTAAAACGCTTCTGAATGGACTGTTGGACATCTTCAGGCAGCTCTACATAGTCAACATGCTTTGCCTTATCACTGACTGTAGCAACGTCAGTAGCTGCCATACCAGTGGATGCATAGCCACGGGTCACCGCAGGTACACCATCACGTCCAGTAGCCGTAGAACGCTCAGTCGAAATACGACCGGCGGCTAGAGATTTAACTCCCTTGTTAGTACCAGCAGTTGATACATCAGGTACACCTTCACCCATAACGTTTGCATCTTGCACTGTAAATGTGCCAACGTTGGGATGATCCACCAGTCGTACAGCATAACCATAATCGTTGACATCAGTAACAATAGCAGTTTGTGGCTTACCGGCAAATTTCGTCTGTGAAAGGTTAACATCAACTACGTCACCTTCTTTCCAAGTTCCGGTCGGAGGTGCTATTGGATTTGTAGCAAGATACTCGTTTGCAATCTTGCCTTGAACAATGTCCAACATCTGTGAACGGCGGGTCTTGTCTGGCTCTCGTTTGATAGCGTCAATATCTGCTTGATACTTAGTAGCAATAGCCTGATAGTCTTTACGTTGGGTAGGAGTCAGTTCGACGAATGGTGCATCCGACCCTTCGCCGATACGCACGAGACCGTCCAAGCCACCACGCTTTGGAGCAAGGTCAGCCAATGACCGTGGGAAGTCAGTGTCCTTCATTGCTCCACGAATAATGTGTTCACCACCCGTGAACTTATCTACATTAATCTGTGATTCATGAGCGCGAAAGTGTGTGCCATCAGGCAACGCAACAATATACGAAGCATCCGTTTTACCTCCAATTCGTTCTACAACTCTTGCAGGAATCGGCTCTGAATCCGTTGTCAGGGACACTGTGTCAGGGAATGCTACGGGGTTAAAGTTGGTAAATGCCTCTGGCATAAATGGTGCAGGACGTGAGTTCGGTCGCACACCCTGATTCTCAATAACCTCATTAATACGCTTGCTAATCTTAGCGTTGCGGATTTCGCTAAGAGGAACAGCGGAGATAGCAGACTTGCCATCTTTTGTGTAGTCACGCACAAGGACACCAGCATCTCGAGTGATGCCTAGAATCTGACGCTGACCACCAACTACTGTGTCATCGTATTGAATGACAGGCTGACGCTTGAAGATATTCTGTGTGCCTTGAAGGCTCTGTGCTGCTTTGCGTGTACGTGCACCTTCTAGAGCAAAGTCGTTGTCAGTATAGACTTGTGCCTTACGTGCTTCTGGGTCATAGATAGCGTAACGTGCGCCCTTGATAATCGGGCTGCCATCTTCATCTACACCACTCTCAATACGACCACCAAGGTTGAATCGACGCATACCGGGACGCATAGCAGAGCCAGTATCCACGGCAGGAGACATTGGCGTAGCACCAGCACCGGGCATTGCACCTGGTGCTGTACGATCAATGGATTGCTGAATCATCTGTGGGCTAGTAAGACGGTTTAATCCGCCGTATACCGCTCGTCCTACACGAGTGTCACCCTGCATAACAGCGCCGAGGGCACCTTCAGCAAGAATGTCCCAAGCAGACTTACCCGGCATACCGAGTTTCTTTTCGTCTTCTGATTGCTTGTAAGCAAGCACCATGTTGAGTGCAGATTCACCGCCACGCTCTGCAAGGTCACCTGCAAACTCAGTTGAATCAACTACACCTTGGCGTAGTCCCTTCA